CGCTGCTCGACCGCTACGACATCGCCGCGAACAGCTGGGCGGCGCTGACGTATTCGCCAGCCGTCGAGACGTTCACGACGGGCACGAAGTGGGCCTACTGCAAGGACGCGATCTACGCGCAGAAAGACGCGACGGGTCGCTGGTTCCGCTATGACATCGCGCAAGCCTCGATGGACGGCTGGACGACGATGCTCTACCCGAACGGCAGCGCGGTACTCGGGGACACGTCGTTCGACGTGACCTACAGGGACGGCGCGACCGAGATCGACTATATTCACATGGTGCTCAACACCAGCACCGTGCATCTGCGGCAGATGGTGATCTGACGATGACCATTCCCGACCTGATCGCGCTCGCGGTGGCGCGGTTGTCGAACCTGACCGCGCTCCGCACCTCATCGCAGCGGTTGGGCGACGCCGCGAGGCTGGAGCAGATCGAGACCGAAATCGCCGAGACCGAGGCAACGCTCGAACTCCTGCGAGGCATCTCATGACGCTCGCCGACCGCCTCGCTCAGCCCGACCTCGCAGACCTGCCAGATTGGGCGGCTGCGGCCGCGCTCAACGAGCCCGACCCGACGCTCCCGGCGGTCGAGGCATGGGAGAAGACGCAGATCGGCATCGGCTCGATCCTCGATGCGCTCGGTCCGACCGCCGGCGCGACGTTCCTCGACGCCCTGGAGGTGCTGGCCGAGACGACGCCGGTTGTGCGGTGGGGCTTGGAACTGATCCGGGGCTCCGGCCTCGACCTGTCGCGGCCATCGGCCCGCGCGCAGCTGGAGGTGCTGGTCGCCGGTCGGATCCTTCAGCCCGCCGAGGGCGAGGCGCTGCTGGCGCTCTCGCGGCGCACGCGGCATCCGTCGTGGGCCGAAGCCAATGGTGTGACGGTTGACGCGCGGGCGGTTGGCCTGGCGCGGGGAGGTCGCTGATGCCCTCGATTCAGTACACCACGCCGAGGACGCGCAGCAGCAACATCCTCTCGACCGTCGCGAATTCGCTCGCAAACGGGTCGGAAAGTTCGACCGTCACCTACGACAACAGCAGCAACAAGGATCCGTATTCGATCCTGACCCTCAAATTGGGCTCAATCACGCCTTCGACCGGCGGCTCGGTCAGCATTCGAATAACGATCAATGACGGCACCGACACCTCCGACAAGATCGGCGGCAAGATCGTGCAGTTCCCGCTGACCAGCGGCGCATCTGCGAAATGTGATATCCAGGAGGCCAACCTGCCGCCGTTCTCGCTGCGCTTGAGCATCATCAACAACAGCGGCGTGACGCTCGCGGCGTCCGGCAACGAACTCTACGTCCGGTCCTGGTCCGAAGAGACGGTCTGATGCCGCGCGGGCTCTCGGACTACGACAGCGCGGTTATTCAGGGGCGGTTGTGGACGCCGGAGGTGTTGAGGCCCGCGCTTTGGCTTGATGCGGCGGATCTGTCCACCATCACAATCGCGACTGGTGTCAGCGAGTGGCGGGACAAGAGCGGCAATGCTCGGCATGCGTCGCAAGCGACTCCTGGTAACCAGCCCGCTTATTCCGAGTTCAGCTTCTCAGGTCGCCCTGGCCTGACGTTCGATGGCACAAGCGATTTTCTGTCGATGACGGCATGGTCGCAGGTAGACGGCCACAACGTGTTTTGCGTGGCGGACACGACATCAGTCGGCACCGGCGTTGTAATTCTAATGAGCAGAACAGTAGGCGGTGCGCCGTTTTCTCCTGCGCCGTATTTTGGGCTGGTTGGCAGCGACAGAAAGCCAAGCATTTTCTGGGGCTCGTCATCTCCAGGCGCGGATCTTGCAATACAAGCATCCGCGGTGCAGCGGGCGGCTGTGTTCCGCTGGAACTTCAGCACGGGCAATGCTTCCACGGAAGTCGATGGATCAAATCTTTCAAGCTCATCGCATTCTCAAACTGTGCTGACAAATTGGACTGCTATCGGGAGCGATTTCGGATCGCAGCGCCCGGCAATCGTGCTGTCGGAATTGTTGGTCGTCACATCTCCAGGGGTCGCCGAAGCAGCAGCGATCCATGGTTACCTCTCCTGGAAATGGGGCATCCGCCTCGCCGCCTCCCACCCCTACGCCAACCGCCCGCCGTTGATCGGAGACTGACATGCTGCGCGTGAGGACGCCAGGATCGGCGCTGTTCGCGCAGCAGGCGGCGGCGAAGCCGATCAGCGGTCTCTCGTTCCTTTTTTCGCCGCTGCTGGGGCATGGCGCGGCGGCTGGCGCAACGGTCACATCCCCCGCCGTTACGATCACCGTAGCGGCCACCGCTCCGACGATCAGCGCGGGCAAGTCCATCGCCGTTCCGGCCGCGACGATCAGCCTCGCGGGCTTGGCTCCGAGCATCCAGACGGCGACCGGCGCGACGATCACCTGCCCGGCGGCCGCGATCACCGTCGCCGCTACCGCGCCAGCGGTCAGGACGGGCAAGTCCGTAGCCGTCCCCGCCGCTACGATCACGCTGGCCGCGTTTTCCCCGGCGGTGGCGAGCGGAAAGCGGGTCGCGGTACCCTCGGCCACCATCGCGCTTTCCGCCGCTGCACCGACCATCCAGGCGGCTTCTGGTGCGTCAATCTCGGTACCGGCGGCGACAATCAGCCTCTCGGCGAACGCGCCGACGGTCAGTGCGGGCAAGTCCATCGCCGTCCCGGTCGCCTCGGCTCAGGTTCTCGCGGCGCTTGCGCCGCAGCTGGCGACGGGCAAGTCGATCTCGGTCCCGACCGCCACCATCACGCTGACCGCCGCGTCTCCGGTCATCGCGGCGGGCAAGGCCATCGCGGTCGCGGCTGCGGCCATCGTGGTCGGCGCGAATGCGCCGGTCATCGAAATCGTCGCGCCGTCCGGCACGCTGCGCGTGATCCGCGACGCCATCAGGAGCGCCTGGGATGCGCGCTGGCCGCACGGAACGACCTACCGGGTACTCTGGCAGATCAACGACAACGAGAGCGTCCCAGAGCCCGGCGAGGCGCGTGCGTGGCTGCACATCGCCATTGACTACGACGGCGAGGATGTCCGCGCCTTCGCCGGCGGCCGCGAGGCATCCGACCGCGAATGGCGGGGAACGGTGGAGATCCGCGTGATCGCCGAGACCGGCTATGGCGACGACGCCGCGCTCGACCTGCTCGATGACGCGGTCGGCGTCTACCGCTCGCGCCGCGAGGCGGGGCTGTCGTTCCTTGAGGGCTCCACCGAGATCTTTGACAGCGCGACCGAGGACGGCGCTTGGTTCGTGCGTGGCACGATGATGCCCTGGACGTATGAGTACCGGGCATGAGCCTCCGCACCACCATTCGCACCGAGATCAAGGCCGTCTGGGCCGCGCGGTGGCCGCACGGCGAGACCTACCGCGTCATCTGGCACGAGAACGCGCACCCCGAGACGCCGACGCCCGGCGATGTCCGGCACTGGCTGCACCTGCATACTGAATTCAGCCGCGAGGAGATGCGCGCCTTCGGCGGCGGGTCGCTTGCCAACGAGCGGCTCTGGTTCGGCGCGGTCGCGGTCCGCGTGTTCTCCGAGGTCGGTATCGGTGAGGACGTCACCCTCGACCTTCTCGACGCCGCCGTCGTGGCGCTCCGCGCGCGGCGCGCTGGCAACCTGACCTTCGTGGGGCCGATCATCGGCATCGCGGATATCGCTAGATCGAACGGCGCGTGGTATGGTCGCGGCGCGTCGATCCCGTTCCAATATCGCTTCCAGGGCTAAAGGAGACCCGACATGCCCATTTCCGAAGGCGTACAGTCGCGCATCGTCTACAAGGCGTATTCCAGCGGGTCGATCACGGCCAACAGCGAGCCGAACACCGCGACCGATCCCGGCACGTCCGGCGGTCAGGTGCTGCGGCGGGTCTCGTCCAGCCTCAACCTGGTCAAGGACAGCTATCAGTCCGAGGAGATCAGGACCGACCGGCAGATCACCGATTTCCGCCACGGGCTGCGGCGCGTCGAGGGCTCGATCTCGGGCGAGCTTTCGCCCAGCACCTACTTCGAGCTTCTGGTCGCCGCGCACCGCGACTCGGCGGTGTCGGCGCTGTCGCTGGGCAATACGCAGTTCACCTCGGTGACGAGCGACAATTCAGCCTCGACGTTCACGTTCACGGCGGGCGATCCGGTGACCTCGGGGTTGCGTGTCGGCGATATCATCCGCTTCGGCACGCTCGCCGCGACAGCGAACAACGACCGCAACTTCGTGATCCGGTCCTTTGGTGGCACGAGCAACCGCACAGTGACGGTGTCGCCCGCGCCGACCACCGACGCGGTGGCCGACACCACCTTCACGGTGACGCGCCCCGGCAAGACCACCATCGTCCCGGCCAGCGGCTTCACGGCGCGCAAGTTCGGCATCGAGGAGTACCGCGAGGACTTGGATCTGTCGCGCCTCTTCACCGAATGCCGCGTGTCCGGCTATTCGCTGAGCCTCCCGGCCACCGGCCTCTCGACGGTCGAGATCCCGGTCATGGGCCGCAACGCGGTGTCGCTCTCGGCGGGCAGCGCGCCCTACTTCACCGCTCCCACCGCCGCGACGACGACCTCGGCCTGCGCTTCGGCCAATGGCCTGATCCTGTCGCCGGACGCGGGAAGCTCGCCGCTCGGCATCGTCACCAGCATCGACATCGCGCTTGATCTCGAGGCCGAGATGCAAGCGGTGATCAATCAGAACATCGCGCCCGAGATCTTCCTCGGCCGCGCGAACGTCACCGGCACGGTGTCGGCATTCGTCGAGGATTTCGCCCTCTTCAACGCCTTCCTGAACGAGAGCGAGCTTCAGCTGATCGTGCGCGTCGATAGTGGCTCGGCGGCGAACGCCGACGCCATCTGCATCTACCTGCCGCGCGTCAAGCTCGGCGGCGCGGACATGCCGTTGTCAGGCGCGAACGGCCAGACGATCTCGCTGCCGTTCCAGGCGCTCCGCTACACCGGTAGCGCGGCGGGCCGCGACACAACCACCATTCGCATCCACGACACGGCGGCTTGAGCATGTCGCGGTTCTCTGGTCTCGGCGCGTCGGTGGACAAGCCGACGCGCTGCTATCTCTCAATCCCCGTCGCCGGTCGTCCGCCGCTTCTGTCGCGCGTCGGCGACTCGGCATACATCGACTGCCTGTCGCTCGACAGCCGCGAGGCTGGCGCGCAGCGTCGCGCATCCGCCATCGCGCGCCTCGACCGCCGCGCGGCGAAGTTGACCGCCGACGACATCGAGGCCGAGCAGGTCGCGATGCTGGTGGCGCTCATCACCGGCTGGCGGCTCTACTCGCTGGCCGGCGATCCGCTCGACGTCGAGTGCGACGAAGCGGCGAAGCGGGAACTGATGAGCGACCCGACCTTCGCTTGGGTCCGGCGACAGGTCGAGGAGCATATCGGCGACCTGGGAAACTGGTTGAGCGCGACGGCGACCTGATCGCCTTCGCGCGTCACCGTTTCGACCTCGACCTGCCGCGCAAGGGCGGTCGCAAACGCGACCACCTGGAGAGTGTCGCGCGGCAGCTAGGACGCCGCCCTGCGGGGCTCGACGGGCCACCGTTGCCCGCCTGGGGCGAGCACATCTGGTCGGCGTGGCTGGATCTCCACCAGGGTCGCCGCGTCGGCTTCAACGGTTCCGAGCCGCTGTCCTGGGCCGATCTCGACGCATGGTCGAGGCTGACCGGCGCGGAGATGCGGCCTGACGAGGTGGCGCTTCTGATGCGGATAGATC